ATTTTTAAAAATTAATTTAATATGCAAATTTTTATTTTCGTATAAAAAATAACATTCTGCTTTATATTTAAAATTATTGGTTTGCTTTGTATCTAATAAGAGATTAATATCATATGATTCGTCTCCAATATATATTTCTGATATATATGTATCTGTTGTTAAAATTAAATGTGATATAAATCTCATAATATAATTTATAATATCATATATTTTTTAAATATAATTTAAATATAATTTAAATATAATTTAATACCAAAAATCATTTTCAAAATCACAATATTTTTTAGTTATTTGCTCATACCATATATTTATTATAGTTAAATCATTATTATTATTTTCTAAAAAATCATCACCAGCTCAGATAATAATTTGTAATTCCATTCCTTTACTATTATTTAGAACAATCATATCATAAATTATTTTACCAATTTCATGTGATACACTATTTTTTAGTAATTAAATAAATAAGTTAATATTAAAAAAAATAAAATGCTTTTTATACAAAGACAACTTACAACAAAAAACAAACAAATAACAAATAATGACAACAGTTACTAAATTTGAAATGGATGAGAAATTAAGTAAGATGAATAATTTAATAATGAATTTTATGGATTATACCAACAATAAAATAAAACTTATGGAAGAAGAAATTAAACAACATAAAAATAAAATAAACATTCTTGAAAACGAATTGAATGAAACTAAAACTAATAATCAATATTATAAACATCAAATCAATATTTTAGAAAATGAGCTTATTCCCGATATTAATCGGAAACTTGAGGTCATTGATAATCGTTTGGATGAAATAGATGGACAAATAGATAAAAAAAATAAGGAAATTGATGAACGTTTGAATAAAATAGATGGAAAAATAATAGATAAAAAACTCGAGGCGATTGATAAACGTTTGGATGAAATAGATGGAAAAATAGTTGATGAAGACGGTTATGAATTAGATGAAAAATTCAAGTATATTTATGAGGGATTTGATGAAATAGATGAAAAAACCGATGTTATGAATAAAAAAATAAATAAAAAAATTAATGTTATGAACAAACAACTAACTAATGTTATTGGTATGAACAAAAGGCTAATTGAAATATACGATGAAAAATGTAGTAATTGGACTGATATCTAATAATATACTTATCGATATTAAAAATCCTCAATTATGGGCAACTAATATAACAACCCATCTAAATAACCGGAGGTAAATAAATAATAGTGACGTTGTGGTTGGGTTGATTATGTATTAATTTCACGACGTATAGTAAATAAAAAACAAATAAAAAAGAGGCAACCCACCCTTTTTTATTAAATTGTGTTGACACAGAATATTTTTTGGAGAGATGGTATATTAATTATATATTGTTGTAGAGATAAAAAGGAAAATTAAACTATTGGGTATTATTTATATATTTGTGTTGACACAGAATATTTTGGAGAAATGGTCTATTAATTATATATTATTGTTGACACAGAATATTTTGAAGAAATGGTCTATTAATTATATATTATTGTTGACACAGAATATTTTGGAGAAATGGTCTATTAATTATATATTATTGTTGACACAGAATATTTTGGAGAAATGGTCTATTAATTATATATTATTGTAGTCAAAAAAAGAATAATTAAATTATTGGGTATTATTTATTAATTGTTGTAGACAAAAAAGAACAATTAAATTATTGGATATATTTATTAATTGTTGTTGACACAGAATAATTTTGGAGAGATGATCTATTATTTGTTTATTTGTTGTAGACAAAAAAGAATAATTTAATTATTGGGTATTATTTATATATTTGTGTTGACACAGAATATTTTTGGAGAGATGGTCTATTATTTATTTATTTGTGTTGACAAAAAAAGGAAAATTAAACTATTGGGTATTTTTATTTAATTATTGTAGACAAAAAAAAATAATTAAATTATTGGGTATTTTTATTTAATTGTGTTGACACAGAATATTTTTGGAGAGATTGGTCTATTATTTGTTTATTTGTGTTGACACAGAATAATTTTGGAGAGATGGTCTATTATTTGTTTATTTGTGTTGACACAAAAGAATAATTAAATTATTGAATATTTTTATTAATTGTTGTAGACAAAAATAATAATATTAGTTTATATTTTTAAAAATGAGGATGGTCCCAATACACACAATTTGTTATAATGTATTGGAATAATCATTACACGTGTTTTATCATTTATACCCCACAAATATTTATATATATATATTAGAATTCGTTTAATAAAGAAAAAGTGAAATACAAATAAAGATATAAATATATTCAAGTTATAATAAATAAAACAAAATGGATTTAACCAAATTATCAAAAAAAGAACTTTTAGTAAAGTGTGAAGAGAATGGAATTAAAAAATATAAATCAAAAAGTAAAAAAGACCTGATTGTTTTACTTCAACATAAACCAAATGAAAAAAAAGATATTGAACTGATAATTGAAGAGGATACAAAAGAAACAAACATTACTATTGATATTCAAAATACTATTGATATTCAAAATACTATTGATATTCAAAATATAACTGGTATAGAATATTTAAAAACAATATGTAATGATAGTATTGATTTAATAGATATTGATAAACAACAAATAATAACACTATTTAATAATAATGTTAAAGGGCGTGAAATATGTTTAGAAGGACAAAATATAAATCACGATGGAAAAGAAGGTCATTGGTTAGAAACAAAAATGGGTATAAAACATAACGCAAAAAACAAACCTGATATTAATGGATATGAAATGAAAAAGTCTTCAAATAAAATTACACTTGGAGATTTTAGTGCAAGTGAATATGCGTTTTCAAAAAAAAGGGATAGCATAAATGAGATTAATAATTGGACGGATGAAGAGAAAATTGATAGAACTAATTTTATTAGGACATTTGGAAATCCAAATCCAATTAAAAATAACAGATGTTCTTGGTCTGGAAGTTGTGTTCCAATATATGGTAGTTGGAATTCCAACGGACAAATGCTATCAATAACCGAAAATAATGATATAGTTGCATATTATTCATTTTCAAAAGATACACGAAGTATAAAAAACGATTTTCCTACATTCTTACAAAATGATAATATTGTAATTGCTTTATGGAAATCATCAAAAATGAAACCACATATTGATAACAAATTTAATAAAAAAGGGTTCTTTATGTGTAAAAAAATAAGCAATAAATATGAAAAAATTTGTTTTGGAAAATCATTTAATTTTGAGTATTTTATTGAATGTATCAAAAATAAAAAGGTTATATTTGATAGTGGAATGTATGATGGAAATAGTCGTAATTATTCACAATTTAGAGGATCGTGTTTTTGGAACGAATTAATCACTGAAGAGTATTAATTATATACGTACCAAGATGATACGCAAATCTACAAGCAACTGCGTTTCCTATCTGCATAATAATATCTTTATTTGAACCATCTATTATATAATTATCAGGAAAACTTTGTATTCGTTTTAGTTCCATTATAGTTAATCTTCTAATTTCGGTGTCGTTATATCTAACTAAAGCATCATAACCATCTTTCCAATATCTCGCAGGAATAGTATATGAAGGTTTTTCAAAGTCTAACATTTGTGCTCCAAAACCAAACCCCTTTTCTTTATTTACTCCCTTTTTATTTGCTATTCCTGCTAATGCTTTTTCACTTAAATAATATTTTTTATCTATGTCATTTCTTGGTATTAATATATTTTTAACAGGTATTCTGTCTTTTACTGATGGTATAATTGGTTCAGGTTCTTTTGGTATAATATTTAAATCTTTTCTAATTCCTATAATTATAGTGCGTCTTCTATTTTGTGGAACTTCAAAATCACTTGCGTATAACTTATTAATTATACAATTATAGTTTCTATTCAATTGTTCCATTATAATATCAATTACCTTTTCACCATTTGATGTTTTTTTTGAAAGCATACCAATTACATTTTCCATAATAAACGCTTTGGGTTTAAAATAATCAAGATATTTAACATATTCCATAAATAAAGCATTTCTTGGGTCGTTTTTATCTCTTTTTCCAGCAATACTGAATGATTGACATGGTGGTCCTCCAACCAAAATATCTATGTTTTTATTTTCTTTATTGTATAATTCGTTGAATTTTTCAGGAGGCAACTTTGTTAAATCTTCACAATATGCTTTATGTTCAAAATTTTTATTATAACTTTCAACTGCTTTATCCCAAATGTCAATTCCTGCAATTATATTTAATCCTGCGTCGGTTAAACCTTTTGACATTCCTCCGCACCCACAAAATAAGTCAATTACATTTAATGTTTTGGTTATAGGTTCAATAAGAGATGGTGAAAGTTCATTAATAACATCTTCGCTTATTAAAATCTTTTTATATTCTTCAGTATTATTACTTGTTTTATTTTTGGAGTTAATCAGTTCTATTAATTGTGGTTTATTTTTTGAACTACACTTTGTAATACCCAATTCTTTACACTTCTCTAATAAGTCAATTTTACTCATTTTTGAAATATCCATCTGTTCTGTTATATTGATTGTAATATTACTTTCAGTATTATTTAATTTCAATTTTATATTTAATTCAATCAATTTTTCATCTACCGCTTTATCTATTAACGCCTTGATTTTGTCGGTTTGAATTTCGCAAGGATTTTTACGACTAATGTGTTTGTCGTAGTGTGATTTTTGAGAAAAGATTTTCGCACATTTTTCGCAACTATATTTACCCATTTTAGTTATATAGTATATAAATATTTTATTTCTATATTGTTTTAACTAAAAATACCCAAAAGTGTTTTTCCTAAATAATACCGATTAATAAAATTCTATTTATTTAGAATAAAAATATGTAATAAATAGAATAATTGTAGTTGTATTTTGTGCCGTTTTAAATGTGCGAGGATGTAAATGGAAATTCAACTTTTAGTTTATTTAATTTATATTTAATGTTAGTTGCTTCTTCCATACTATACTTAAATTTCGCATCATATTCAATTCCATATAATAAACATATCGCCATCTCAAAAGTTTTACCTAAATCTTCTGTTAAAACTGTTTTTTGTTTTTGATTATTTATCACTTGAATACATATTTCAGTTGGTAAAATTACCAAATTAGGATCAGTTATTTCATATTTAGAACCGTTCTCGGTTCCTTTATTAATTATTTTTTCTTGTTCTGGTAATATCAGGAGATTTGTTGTAATATTTTTACGAGAAATAGGTGTATTGATAATTAAATCCTTTTGTATTATATAATTAGTTTCATTAACATTATATATATTTTCATTCTTT